TCAGTCCGTCTGACGAAAGCGGTCGCGAAACCTCGATGTGCATATCGATGCGATCAAGCAGAGGCCCTGATATTTTGCTCCGGTAGCGCGCGATTTGCAGCTCTGAGCATATGCAGCGTTGATCATCGGTATCGTGGCCGTAATAGCCGCACGGGCACCCGTGGGAAGAACACCTTTGGAATTCTTAAAGCAATAGTGGACATGAAGATTGACCTTGGATTGCTTGGTCCATGACTGATCATCGTCATCATCAGGCGGCATTGTTTCCACGATGATGTTCTTCACGAGAAGACGAACGATTTCGCGCTTAAGCTCAAATGGCGGATCGTCCAACACCTTGTCCTGTAATTCTTTCAGCAACGCGGCTGCATTATCCTGCTTCATCGTTACGGTTACTTCTTCGGTGATTTGGTGATCCAGCTCTTCGAGGCGATCTTCCAATGCCTTTTTCTCCAGCATCATTTCCTGCAGCTGCTTTTCCAGATCTCCGGCTGTTATCATCTTCTTCCGATAGAGCGTGAGCAGATCATGGCGCTCGGAGTCCTTGTTCACGATTGATGCACGCAGCATCTCTCGTTCCTTCGCCATATCCAATTGAACGACCTGGTGTTCCTTTTTGTCGTCACTGAGCTCATCCAGAATATCACCAGGGTTCATGATGAAGGAGAGGCACTGCTTCCAAACCAAATCTTCAATCCATTTCTGGGGAATATTTTTTGAAACGCACTTGCTCCCTAACTCCCCTCGATAGGCAGTTTTCCCACCGCAGATATAGTACACAGACTTCTCGTCACCGCCGCTCCCACGGAAGGCTGTGCCATGATATGACAATCCACAGGACCCGCATTTAATCAATCCCCGAAGCAGATAGTCGCGAGTTGCATTACCAGGCGACATGAAAGCATTTTCGCGCAGCGTCTCCTGCGCCAGATCCCATACATAATCCGTTACGGAGGCCGGCATCGAACGTTCGATCAGCTCGCGTACTTTGCTCGAGCGCCTCCCGTAGATATGCAGCCCTTTGTAGATGGTACTGGTCGCCATGTTATAAATGCGTCCTGGAGTCCAGATGCCGGCCGTCTTCTGCTTGCGCTTGCCGACTTTGATCATGCGACCGTCGCGGACGTAGGATGTAGGGATCTGAAGCGAATTGAAGTAATCAGCGACGCGGACCGTCGACCATTTATGATAAGCGAGCAGGCTGTACATGAGTTGTACGACGCCAAGCTCCGTCAGGTCAGGTTTGCCGGGAATCGGTTCTTCGCTGAGCTCAAGATAGGATTCGGTGTTTTTGCGGTACCCGTAAGGAACGATGCCGCCGAGCCATTTCCCTTTGCGCGCCGCGCGATTGGCACCGAGCCAAAGCTGCTCGAGCGTCGTTTCGCGGTCTAGTTCGGCCACGCCGGCAAGAATGGTCAGCAGGAATCGTCCCTGTGGATCCCCGGTATCGAACGGCTCGGTCATGCTGCGGATCTTGACCCCGAATTCCTCCAATTTGTGAATGGAATTAAGTATATCGCGAGCGGTTCGACCAAGACGTTTTATGTTATAGATCAGGACTAATTTAACTTTTCCGGCACGAGCGTCTTCAATTAGTCGTTTGCCGTCCGGCCGTTCCTCGAGAGGGATTTTTCCACTAACGCCGTCATCCTTGTACCAATCGTCGATCGGCAGGCGGTGAAGATCACAGTATTTCGTCCCGAATTCAACTTGGGAGTCAATAGTTTCTCGCTCCTGTTGATCTTCCGACGAAACGCGACAATAGATGCGTACGCCATACAACGGGAACGATGGATCAATCATATTATTCGAATCAAGCATTTTAAACATTGCCCATCAACCTTTCTCGAATATCGAGTTGTAACGCCTCCTCGGCGTCCATAATGCGTATGATCAAGCGGCGGATTTGGCCGCAATCGGTGTGCTCCGTGTACTTTCGAACAAACGCCGTCACGGTCGGCAGGTGAACGCCGATCTGCGCCGGCCTATCCGCATGCCGAGTGTAAGCACTGAAGGGAACGGCCACAGTCGCCTCGCCGTCATTTTCCTCCATCTCCATGCGAACGAACGGGCCGACAAGGGGGATGTAGAGCGTACGCAGCCATTCGTCCGCCTGCAGACCGCCGCAATTGATGACCATCCATTCCGGCGCCAGCTCGCCGAAGAAGCCGCTCTCGTTATAAATGACGCCGATGTTATCCATTGACAGCCTGCTTCTCGCGCAGCTGCCGGCGCAGCTTGTCCAAGATATCGAGTGTTGGCTGGCTATAGGGCGGCGGGGCGGCGGGGCGCTGCAGCTCAATCAGTTCTCGGTCTGCCTGTTCCTGCCGGACGCGCCGGATGATCTGATCGACACGGCGCTCAACAAGTGCAATTGGCAAACAGAATTCCTCTGACAAAACCTTAATGTAATGGCCGTGGTGCTGGATAGCCTTAAATTCTTCCAGCATGTAGACCGGCATTGCGGAGTAGAGCTGAAACAGACCGGCCTGTGTTTCCTGTAGCTCCATGAATAGCGGCGGCATGCGTACCTGATCGCCGGTATGCTGCAGTGGGTGGCACATTTCGTGAAAGAAGGCTTCGCGCTGCTGCTCTTTGTTCAAATAGGCGTTGAGGAAGACGAAGGCGTAATCACCGTCCTTCCAGCGCGCTTCCGACGGCCCCGCGGACGCGAAAATTTGTATCCCCCAGATGTCCGCGATGCGGTCGATGTCCATGTCGGATGCGTAATGCAGGCCATGCTGCTGGTACGTGCGGTTGATCCACCGCTCCAAACTAGTCTCTTTGTACAGGGCAAAATCGATGTAAGACATGCTGAACCCTCCAAAATGAGAATATATGTTCTGTTTTATAGTGAAAAATAATAGCCCTTTGGTGCTGGGCCATTATTTGATGCGAAATTCGAATGCTTGCTTGCGATAGTGCATACCGTTGATGACGACTTCGTCGTGCGTGTGGCGTTCGATCGGGCCGCGATCATGCATTTCTCCGTCCTGCCAAACTTCAACAGGGAGTTGCCGTTGGAAGGCATTTTCAAATGCGCGATGCTTCAGATAGGCGCGCGCGGTAGCTAGGATGGCGATAATCATGACAACAATGAGTGAAAGACCGATTTTAGAAGCCATTATTCTTCAAAGTGTCGTAAAGGGTGTTCGGAGAGATGACGTTTCCGAGCGTTGTATTAACCGATAAGTATGCGACGACCTTCTTATTTTGAATAATAATTGGCGGCTTTGTTGCAAATTTATTGAACGGACTTTGATTCGAAAATTCTCCACCGTATGTACCAAATTCGTTCCATATGCTTGTCTTTGAAAAACTGCTGCCATAATCGCCGAATTCATTGAATACTGATTCACTGTCAAATTTATTGGTTGTTAGCTTCCCAAGATACGTCTTGCCGTCGTTGGAATAAAGAAGCGGATAGTCTAGTGTGGCGACGGGGACTTGAGGCGTTGTCGGCGTTGTTGTTGCATTTTTGCTTGTAACGATGTTCACCGTCTGGTTGGATTGATCCCACGTATAATTAATACCAGCATATTTCAATAAATAAATCGGGATCATCGTTCGGTTATTATACGAGATGACGGGCACATCGTCCTTGCTAACCAAGACTTCTCGTCCGTCTACAGTCAAACGAATGATGTTATTCCCCTTGTATGTTCCCCAAATTCCCGCAGCGCTGACCACACCGCCGAAAATCATACTGACCAGCACAAGGAGTATTATCTTCATTCTAGTTTTCATACAAGCGTCACCATTAGTTGTCCCCATCGGCTGGGGGATTTGCTTAATATCGCCGTTTGCTGAAATTATACTCAATTTCTTTTTGGTACTGTGTTATCCCGATGACTGACATTCCAATGAATAGTCCGGTCAAAATGAATGTCCAGGCCGGTCCGCATAGGTGATAGATAATATAACCGAAAGCAATGTACCCGAGTAAAATAGTCGCGAAAAATGAATATTGGAATATCCTCGACATGCCTATTCACCTTTCTTCTTTTCTCGTTGCTCCCTTAATGCTTTAATCGCCGCTTGGAACGCAGCCTCCCCGATCGCAAGCTCTTCCTCCGTATACTTGTCTGCACCGCCGAAATAAGCTCGTCCACCAGTGGATTCTGACCCGGCACCTTGTTCTTTCAGAGACGCTGCATTTTTCATTTGATTGGCGGTCTTTAAAAGATCATGGTGATCGGATAGCTCCATCTCACCTTCGCCAGTGAGAAGCCAGTGCAAGTTAACGCGGTACAGATCGGACAGTTTGACCATAGTCTCGTGGTCAGCTTCCCGGTCACCGGACTCGTATTTGTTCAGCGTGCTATTGTGTATACCGACGTGCACGGCAGCGCGGTTCTGTTTAATGTCCGCTCTATCTCGAGCATAGCGAAGACGCTCTCCTATTTCTTTCTTTATATCCATGGGCACACACCTCATGATTATTATAGCTATTGTTGGCATAGTGGAAATAATAATTGACAATAAGCCAATAAATATGTTGACATTGGCGTTTCGTCAACATATAATCAGATTATAAGTTGGCGATTTGGAAACGGAGAAAGGAGGATTGGTAGAGATGAATAACGTCGGTGAAAACATCCGCATCATCAGGAAAACCAAGGGACTGTCCGGCAAGTTCGTGTCGGAACAAGTCGGCATTGATCCTTCGACGTTATCGAAGTATGAGAGCAATGAGCGCAAGGTCAAGGCGGAATTACTTCCCGCCATAGCAAATGCGCTTGGGGTAGAAGTAAAGGATTTTTTTGCTGAAAAAGTTGGCGAAACGCCAACAATAAACACTGCATGAGGTGATCGGATATGCAGGAGGCGAAGAAGCTGCTTATCCAAGCTCAGAGCGAAGTGAACAACTCCACGGGCTTTGATCAGCAGATCATGCGAATGGTTCAATACTTCAGCGAAGAAGCGCCAATCGTCGAGGCGCAGTTAGCCGCCGGCATCGAAGCACTGGAACAGATCGCGGCGATCGCGCAGCGGGCACTGGGGAAATCATTTGGGGGAGGTGAGCATGGTGGCTCAACGCGTACCGAAGAACGTTGAGATCGTGAATCATTTCGATGAAGATCGCGAACGGCAGAAGAAGGCTTTGAATGCGATTCTTTCATATCGTCCGAAGCGTTCGCGAAAGCCGGAGAAGCAGGAAGTTGAAACTGCAGTCGAGCGAAACGCATAGGTTCCTCTGATATAGGAAGGGACCCGCCAAAATGGCGGGCCGCGAGGGGGATGTTCCGGGGTTTTAACCTGACGATGTAATCATAGCTCATATGGAAGGAACACTGAACGCCTCCACGTTGCGGAATTGGCACGAGGGGAGGTGAGAGGAACCGTGGAGTCGGGGAAGCCGATTGGAGAAATGCTGAAAGCCTGTCGAGAACGCGCCGGTCTATCGCAGCGTGAATTGTCTGAGAAGCTGCATGTTGACCGCAGCGTCGTCGCAAAGGTTGAGGCAGGCATTGTTAAGCAACCGAGTTACGCGTTGGTCAAGGAATGGGCCCGAATTACAAACGGGCAAGAAATTGTCGGGTTGGACATCTCTGGCGGCAAGGATGGATGGACAAAGCTTCGAGCGCTTGAACAGGTGGTCGGCCAGATGAAGTCCGCGCTGGATGTCGTGCAATTTATGAGAAGGCGGAAGGAGAGAGCAAACCATGTTAAGCAAATGTGAACCTGAACATCGTTTCGCCGGGGCATTTGATCCGGACAAGTACCGCATCCATGAATCCGATGATGCTTATCGTAAATGCGAATGCGGATCGCCGCTGACACGGACAGCATACAGCTTCGAGGGAAGAGATCATTGCCTCGGATGCGCGCTTGACGCTGCGGGCATTGAAAAGAAGGTGCTGCTATGAGGAGGGCGTTGACCAGCTACGAGCAGTACGCGAACGACATGCAGCATTTTTGGGATTGGCTACATAGTCATCCGAATCGCGTGGATCCGGAAGTGCGGGCTGCGAGCGTGAATTGGATTGAGGTTGAAATGGCGGCAGCGCACCGGGAAATGAAAAACACCCGCCGGCCAGGGCGAGTGCGATTGAGAGACCGTCTAAAGTTCCTCATTACGGCTATTTTAGCACAAAGCGCTGATTCAGTGAAGGTGCGGCCATGAAACCATCAAACTACGAGCGAATTGCTCGCGAGCGCGTCGTCGCTCTCGGCGGTATCATCCGCAAGGACAATCGGAATCGTGTAATTATCGTCAAGGTAGGCGATAACGAAAGAGTGTTCTCGGAGGGGGACTGGGCGAACATCGTCCAGCATCTCCGGGTTTTAAGGAAATGACAGCGGCTTGTCCGTTGTCTCAGGAGGCGCGATCGGGCATTCCTCCCCTGATCGTGTCTCCCGAGATGCTGGACAAGCATCAATACATATGAAAGGAGGCATCGCCTCATGAGTGAAAATGCGGATAAAGTTGCTCAGTTCTTCGAAGAGATGGACGAGCGGATTTCTAACGGCTTGGAAAGTACCGAATTCATCATCGCCGTTTCGAGCTGCATCGGCTGTTTCCTAGCCAATAATTATCCTGGCGCGGACAGGGACCGTCTTATCTCTGGAATCTCTTCTGTGATTGAGCAGTCGGCCAAGCAAGTGGCGACGATGCACGACAAGGAAGCGGAGCCGATCGCTCGCTTCACCGTTGTACGCCAATAGAAAAAGGCCCTCTGCAAAGGGCCTTCGGTAAATCATTTGATACGGCCATCGTACCACGGTGGCCCCATCCATTCAAGAGGGAGAGATCACCATGGCAATGAGTGTAGCAGCCGTCACCAAAGGTATCGACCGCGAGACGTGGTTGAAGCTCCGTAAGAAGGGCATCGGCGGCTCCGACGCAGCGGCCGTGGCCGGCATGAATCCGTGGAAGTCGCCGGTAGCTGTATTCCTGGACAAAACCGGGCAGCTGCCGGAACAAGAGGCAGGCGAGCCGGCATACTGGGGCAACGTCCTTGAAGACGTCGTCGCGAAGGAATTCGCCGTTCGTACCGGCCTGAAGGTACAGCGGAGCAACAAGCTCTATCGGCATCCGAATCATCCGTTCATGCTCGGAAACGTCGACCGTATCGTGACCGACAGTAATAAGCGCCGTGGACCTTTAGAGGTAAAAACAGCAAGTGCTTGGGCGGCGGAAGATTGGGATAACGGGAAGACGCCGGACCATTACGCGCTGCAGTTGCAACATTACTTAGCTGTCCTCGGCGCGCATTTCGGCCACTTCGCCGTCCTGATCGGAGGCAATCGATTCGAGCATCGTTATGTCGAGCGTGATGAGTCGCTCGTGAAGACGCTGATCGCCATCGAGGAGGACTTCTGGAAGAACAACGTCTTGAAGGGCATTCCGCCGATGGTAGACGGCAGCGGCGCGGCGACGGACCTGCTGAACTATCTATATCCGACGAGCCGGCCGGAGCACTACCTGACGCTGACGGACGAACAGGCGCCGCTCATTACGGAGCTGCGCGAGGCGCAGGCAGCGGCGAAGGCGGCAGATACGCGATTCGCCGCCGCTAAAAACCGGTTGATGGCCGAAATGGGCGACGCAGAAGCGCTGCTGTACGCCGGCGAGAAGGTCGCTACGTGGAAATCCCATGACGAGACGCGGCTTGATACGAAGGCCATCAAGTCCGTGGAGCCGGAGCTATACGAGAAGTACGGCGTTACGAAGCCAGTTCGGAAATTCCTGATTAAATCGAGCAAGGAGGATTAATCCATGGCAGCAAGCAACGCAAGTCGCAACACAAGCGAGCTCGCCGGCAAACTCCAGCAGCGGGCGCCGCAGCAGGGCGGAAACGCCCCGGCGCCTTCGCCGGCCGCTACGATCGGCGCCTACCTGGAGAAGATGAAGGGTCAGATCGCCGAGGCCATGCCGAAGCACATGAGCATCGAGCGGCTGAGCCGCATTGCGCTTACTACGATACGGACCAATCCACTCCTTTTGCAATGCACGATTCCGTCTCTCATGGCGGCCGTCATGCAGTCCGCGCAGCTCGGCTTAGAGCCGGGGTTGCTCGGACACTGCTACCTCATTCCATTCCGCAACAATAAGACCAACGAATATGAAGTTCAGTTCATCATCGGGTACAAAGGTATGATCGATCTGGCTCGGCGTAGCGGAAACATCCAATCCATCGCTTCGCACGTCACCTATGAAAATGATTTCGTAGAGCTTGTCTACGGTCTCGAAGAAGATTTGAAGCACATTCCTTGGTTTCTTCGGAAGGACCAGAAATTCGACGCAGGCGGTCAGATCACCGGTGCATATATGGTAGCGAAATTCAAGGATGGCGGTCATTATATCGAGTTCCTGCCCATCCAAGACATCGAAGCGCATCGTAAACGGTCGAAAGCAGCAAATAACGGACCTTGGGTGACAGATTACGCTGAAATGTGCAAGAAGACAGCCGTTCGAGCGGGCTGGAAGTGGCTGCCGATCAGCGTCGAAGTCGCAGAGGCCGTAAACAAGGACGAGATCGTCCGCTCCGACATCAAGCAGTTGACAGAGGATACCCCGATCAACCTCGGACCGGACGATTACAACGTGCAGCCGGAAACAGAGGGAACGCCAGCGGACGGCCAGCAGCAGGAAGAGCTTGATCTATCCTGATGGCCGAACCACGATACGACGAATTCGGCGTCCCACTGATGCAGTCCGGCGTCTCAGACGCGATCTGGGAGCTTCGCAAGACTGATCCAGCAGCATTCAAGGTGCGCGTCCGCGAGTATTTTGCGGTCGCGTATCCGAGCTTTACGGTCGAGGCGGCGACGGTGAATGAGCGGGAGAAGATTATTTGGTTGAAAGACGAGAGGAGGACACTGCTTGCTAAACGACGTAACGATCTTTGATTTCGAGACCTCCGGCCTGGACCCAGTGAACGATCGCATTATCGAGATGGCCGCCATCCGCGCCATTGACGGCAAGATCGTCTCCGGCTTCCATACGCTGGTCGCCTTCGACGGTGAGCTGGCGCCGAAGATCACGGAACTGACCGGCATCAACGACTTCATGCTCCGCGGCGCGATGGACGAGGCGCTTGCCTTCAAAATACTCCGCAACCTCATGGGAGACAGTCTACTGGTCGCGCACAACGCGGCATTTGATCTTCAATTCTTCCATCACGGCCTGCAGCGATTGGCCGGCAAGACATTCACGAACTCATTTATCGATACGTTGACCATCTGCTGGGAACGGCATGTTTACCCGCACAAGTTGACCGACATGTGCGAGCGCTACGGCATCGTGCTGGAAGGCGCGCACCGCGCTCTGAATGACGTGGAGGGGTGCTGGGCGCTCCTGAAGGCGCTGCATTCCGAGAAACCCGTGGACGATTGGGTAAATCGATTGGGCTACCTGAGCAAGTATGGACCGCCGGCATGGACGCCGAAGCACGCGAAGGTGTTTGGGACCGAGAACCAGTACAAGCCGCGAACAGCCGGCTGATGAAACTATTCAATAGGGGATGAAGGCATGCCAGACAGTTATCCCTTTCCGATTTACTCGGGGTTGTTGGAGCCCAGACATTACAAAAGCATAGGATCAGCGGTGTGGCTATTCCTCTGGTGCATCAGCTCCACGACCAAGGAACTCGAGAAGGATGGGATAACGTGGGGCATTGTCCTGGGGAACAAGCCAATCAAGTGTGAGGAACTGGCCGAACAATTCGACGTTGAAGAAAAAACCGTGAGGCGCTGGATCAAGCAGCTAGAAGAGCAAGGATACATACGAGTGACCCGAGCGCCTTACGGAATGATTTTCACCGTTCGAAACTCCAAGAAGTTCCAAAATAGCCCGGACAAAAATGTCCACTCACCTCCTGAGAGAGTGGACAGAAATGTCCAGTCTGATAGGAGAGAGTGGACAGAAATGTCCAGTCTCGTGGACAAAAATGTCCACTCTAATAAAGATATTACAGGAGATATTACAGTAAAAGATCTATCCGTCCTTCCGTCTTCTGAAATTGCACAGGAGAAAATTGAATCGATCGATCTGGGCGACGGGGTGCCGTCTACCGACTCACAGAGTGAAATTTCGCCATTCAAGCAGATCGAGGATCGTTATCTCTTACGCCGTGCTTTCGGATTGGACTTGTCCGGCACCGATATTGCCGCCATACGGAAGGTGCTCGAAGAGGGAGTTCCGGTAGGTGCCGTCCTAACTGGGATCGACAAAGCATTCGAGCAATATAAACCCCGGTTCGAAGGGGATCGCATCAAGACGTTTAACTATTGTCTCCCGGTGATTCGGGAGCATCACTACTTGGAATCGACGAGAAAGGAGGCCGCTGCTCATGGCCTTGATAGCGATCAAAGAAGTAGTCAGTCCGGAAGAGCTTCGCCGCCGCGTGGAGGAGGCACGAGCACGCGCTCACCAATCGGACAAGGATATTACGACCAGCAATACCCCGGACTCATCCAATCCCTCTGACGCTTGTCCGCATGGCTGCATCGACGGCTGGATCGTCGACGGCTGGACAGGCAAAGAATGCGTCTGCCAGCAGCAGCGCCGGCTGAATGCCCGCCTGCAGCACGCCATGATCCCTGAAGAGTTCGAGCAAGCAACGTTTGACCTTTACCGCACCGACACAAGCGTGCAGGCAAACATGCTGAAATGCATGCGACGCTATCTTGACCGCTTTGAAGACTTGCTCAAGCAACAGCAGAACGGATTCGGATTCTTGGCCGCCTTCGGCGAAGCCCGGCTGCGGGAAATGCGAGGCGAAGCCCGCGCAAGAGCCAAGGCGCAGCACAACAACTTCGGCCTCGGCAAGACGCACCTGCAGATCGCCGCCGCAAAAGAGCTGCTCCGCCGTGGATACACGGTGTTTTGCATCTCGGACGTCGCGTTCATGGACGAACTGTCCCGGGCCCGCGCCTACAACGACGACGGCGCCGTCGTCTCCCGCCTGCTGGAATCTGCCATTCGCGCGGACGTGCTGGTCTGGGACGATATCGGCAAGGCGAAGCCGAGCGAATACCGGCTCGACATGTATTACCAGGTCATCAATGAGCGCTACAAGGCCAAGCGGCCGATCGTCTTCAGCTCGAACGAGGATTCGGAGACGCTGACGGAGCGCATTGGCGACGCCGCGGCAAGCAGGCTGCTCGGCATGGCCCGCGGCAACACCTTCGCCGTCGAAGGTAAAGACTTCCGGCTGACAGGTGGGATACAGCAATGACGCGGTACCATCATCGCAACATGGAGGAAGTTTGGCTCAGTTTTGAATGGCTGCTGCGGAGCAAGCTGGAAGAATTGGATCACCTGTCGCGGCAGTTGTACAAGGACATGCAGAGCGCGGGCGCGAAGCCGGCGGACATCGAGGCATTCCTACCGGGCGCCTTCAGCGAACTCTGGTCCCGCGTCGCGGCGGCGGAAGATTCCAAGATCGGGAGGGTGAGAGGCGCGTGAACGAGTTTGAGATTGGCGAAGACGAGCTGCGCGACCTGATCCGCGAAGAAATACAGCGCGAATACGACGAATATGTGCAGGAGGTGCTTGACCAGTGGAACTGAGCAAATGGACGGTGTACGAATACGCTCGTCAGGTGTACATGCGGACGGGAATTGTTCCGACGGCCGAAGAGGTCAGCGCTGAGATGGCTGGCCTGGGAGAAGAGGCGTTGAAAGAGGGTTACGCGGAGTTCGAGGAATTGCTGAACGGGCGCGGCCACTCCCGTACGAAGTACCAGCTGACCTATCAGGGAAAGCCGCTGGGCCGGATCTATGCAACTAAACGCGAGATGATGGCCGCGTTCGCGCAGCTCTGGCCTACGATGCACGGATTGGGGTGGTGGCGATGGAAGCCGATCAAGGGAAAACCCGCCGCGTGAGCAAGGCTGCCGTCGAACGAGTGCTAGACGCCATCGAGACCCGCGCGGAAGTCATGCGCGCGAAAGGCGATGCCGTTCGGCAGAGTTGTTACGAGTACGCGGCCGGCGAGCTGCGGAAGGCATTGGCGGATGGATAGGCGGTATGTCGGCATCGACCCGTCTACGAAGACCGGATTCGTCGTTGTCGACGGCGACGGCGAGGTCTGGGAGGCGGAAGAGATTGCGCGGGAAGGGCGAGACCCGGATCGTCTGATCAGCCTGATCGACGCCATCACAGCCCTCGTCCTCCCCGGCGACATCGTCTGCATCGAGGATTTCGCCTATGCAAAGGGCCACCGAATGGCACTGCTCGGCGGTATCGGTTGGGGCATTCGCACGATACTGCGCCGCCGCGGCATCCAGTACCATGAAGTCGCCACGGGTCAGCTTAAGAACTTCGCTGGCGCGAAGGGCAACTGTGGCAAGGAAGACCTGATCATCCCGATTTACGATCTTTGGGGCTTCCGCAACGGTAGCGACAACGTCCGCGACGCGTTCATCCTGGCACAAATATGCCGGTCGTTATACGAGCCCGGCAAGCTCTACAAGTATCAGCAAGATGTATTAACCAAAATCAAAACGAGAGGAAGCGAAACCACATGCAAAAAGCCTTCACAACCACGCTCGAAGCCGTCAGCAGCAACAAGACGAAAACCACGATCAAGCTCTCGATGAGCAACGCCGCAGCGCGCCAGTTCAGCGCCTTGTACCTGAATTCGATCAATAAGGAGCTGCTCGTATCCTTCGACGATCCGCAAATGCAGATGGACCTCCAGCCGGCGCCGAATGGTCGTCCAGGCGTTGTAGCTACGATCGACAACGGCGGTGTAGTGGATGCCGTAGCGCAAGCAGACGAGGATGAGGACGAAGACGAGCTGAATGACCTGGCGGAAGAGGAGCTTGACTTCGGCATGGAGCCAGAGGAGGAACACGAAGGCGAGGCAGACGGAGAGGAAGAGCAGGAAGATGGGTCTGCTGCAGACGAGCATGACCCGGCCGACGAGTCCGCAGCTGACGCCTCCGAAGCCGAAGCTGAGGCCGAAATCGAAGTCAGCAAGGAAGAGCTGGAAGAGTTCATCTTGGACGTTCGCCCCGCCTTCACTGACATCCCATATGATTTCCCGCAGATCCTTGAACGCAAACGCGAATCCGGCAGCACCTGGATGGAGATCGCTCGACAGCTTAACCAGCCTTCCTCGCGCGTGCAATCGAGCTTCAACATCTACAAAAAACGCGTGAAGAAGATGATCGCGGAACAAAACGACAACGGAGCGGCGTAAGCTGCTCCTTCTCCCTTGAAAGGATGGATTGGTTTGGAAGAGCAAGCGAAATTTCCGTTTGAAGAAGACATTTTGAATCTCGCAAACGGAGAGGAATACGTCGTCTTTCTCCGCGGCCGGGCGTTTATCATCAAGCCGGCCACGAACGACGACATCGAGCGAGTGGGACACGGATATTATTGCATGGACTGATACATCTCAATGAATAGGTGGTGATCATGGTGAAGGTCAAAGATTTAATTGCAGAATTAAGTAAATTCGACGCTGACAAAGATATTCATGTAATGATGCCTGATTCATTCGAGGTTGTTACGGGCGTTAATTACATCACAAGGCTTGACGACGAAAAAGTAATTTATATAAAGGCTCAAGTATCTGAATGAATATTGAGGATCTTGAGGTGATTGCGTGAGCTGCGTTATCAAGAATAAGGTTCATACTGCCAGAAAGTGGTACGAATGCGATAGCTGCGGAAGACAAATTTCTCCTGGTATTAAGTATCGCAGGTTGTATGGAAATGCTCACTGGTCGGAGCCGTTAAAAGAACTGAAATTGTGTAGTGGCTGCTCCGATCTGACCGAGAACGCCGGCGACGGACACAGTGACATAATTACGCAGACTGAATACGGAAGGACATGAGAAAATGAGAACTTTGATCGCGTATTCTAATTTTCTTGGACAGGATTTGTACAACGGTACGCCTGATGTAAGAGATGCCAAGGTTGTCGAAGTAACGACATCTGTAGTTGATGACCATTATAGTACATCGTTGAAATTAGAATTGAAAAATGGGTTGTTTTTGGTAATTGACATACGACAAGAAAGATAGTTTTCTCGAACACCGTTTGAATATCGAGGAACTTAGGAGTGGTTGAACATGAGCGATAGGCAAATCGATCGCCAGATCGCGGAGTTGATGGGCGAAGACTTAACCGGCTTTGAATGGCCGAAATCGGGACCTGGTAAAAGTATGGTCAATGTAAAAAGAAGTGGATTCGTGGAATGGAAGGACATCCCGTATTATTCTTCCGACTGGAACGCCATGCGCCTACTGGTGGAATGGCTGCAAGGGAAGGGGTTCAAGCTGACGCTTAAATTCAATGAGTACAATGATAACGATTGGAGTGCTGACTTGTGGAATGAGAACGAAGATGTAGAGTCTTACGAGCAGGATCGTACCGCCCCACTCGCCCTATGCAATGCCGTCTTATCCTTGCCGCCGGAGGTGCTGAAATGAGCAGCGTATGCGTATGTCACTTGAACGAATGGTGTTTTTATTGTGAGATGTATTCTCCGCTAGAAGATGCGCATGAGCAATTGATAGACGACAACGACGCGCTCCGGCAGGAAATCGAGCGGCTGAAAGAAGACAAACGCCGACTTTTAACATTGAACGATGAAAACTACCAACGCTCCTGTAACTACGCCGGGGAAATCGAGCGCTTAAAAGCCGACAATGCGGCGCTGCTGGAATGTGTGAAGTGGTATGCGAACGAAGACGTCCATTCGATTGATTCAAGCGCAGAACCAATACGGCTTGAATACCCGGTCTATGAACCGACTTATTATGAGTCAGACTGCGGCCAGCGCGCCCGCGAGTGCCTCGCCAAGATCGGAGGAACGGAACATGCGTGATCTCGCCAAGGATAAAGCAATGTGTGAGAGGGACTGGCGATACTCGGCTGATACTGCCATGTCTCGATACTGGATCGCCCAATACGAAGCCGCACAAGCGCGCATTGCCGAGCTTCAGGATAAATACTTGCAAATGGCCGAGATTGTGGCGATGCAAACAGCACGCATTGAGGAGTTGGAAGCGAATGAACGAAGCGAACAGCATGCGGAGGCTGCGAGCGAAACGTAAGGCAGACGGCGTTTGCATCTACTGCGGCGATGCACTGGTCACGGAGACCATGTGCGAGCGTCACGCAGACATGAAGCGCAGATCGGACGAGCCGCTGAAGGAAACGCCAAAAGGCCGGTATCCGATCCGGCGGAAGGGGAAACGAACGACATGAAACGAACGGAAGCGATCACGCGGATCGGCGCTCTACTTGATCAGCGCTGCGCGGTCTGCCCGACACGGGACGCGATGAACCAGCAATATAAGACCGCATTCAGCCGCATTGATGGGTACTGCAACCGCGAGTGTCTGACGGGCCGGGAATTACAGGCGCTCGGCAAGCAATTAACGCTCAGAAGCCGGAAGAAGATCGATGAATCGGATGAACAAAAAGAGAGCCACCTAGAGGCGGCCCAGCATTACGACAAAATCATTATACATCGGAGGGTCGCGCATGCCCAAACATCGATTTGAAAATTGTTCATGGGAGCTGAATGGTGATTATGGCATCTTGGTTGATACAGTCGGCCGAGCAGTCGGTCTCCTACACATGTTTAAGGATTCAAAACCTGTTCAGGTGGACGCGGCCCGCCCGATACTACGAGAGGAGCAATACCATGGACGACAACGCAACGCAGGAACTGCAGGCGCGTTACGACGCGCTTGAGGCACAAAAGGCGGCGCTTAACCCGGACAATTCCGATGACAAATTTCAGATCACGGTCATCGAGAACGAGCAGCAGCAAATCAAGGACCAGCTTTCGGATGCAGACCGACTACAGCGCCAGGCCGAAGAGGTCGCGGACATCCAACTGCCGGAGGATTACGACGCTCGCTGGGGCGTGACCGGCGCGAACGACGAGATTGCAAACCTGATTCGGCAAGTCAAGGAATACGCGTTCTCGGTTCATAACGACGAGATGGCCGAGCAATCCGATCAGTATCGTGCAAAGCTGCAGGATCTCGAACAACAGCTCGCGGTCAGCGCGACAATGGTCAACCAGTTGGAAGCCGACAAGGAGACGCTGACCAACCGGGCTATGACGGCAGAGTCCGCGGTGCTCCGGGCGCAGGATGATTTGAAAGACGCGCTCTCGAAGCGCGACAACGCCGTTCAACAAAAGGAAGAAGCTGAGGCAGAACGAGACCGGCTACGGACGCAGGTAGGAAGCCTGAACAGCCAGATCAATGAGCTGGAAGGCATGCTGCGTACATACCGTGGCCGACAGGGCGTAAGCAACGGCACAGGCGGTCTCGTGCTTACATCGACGCTCAAGCCGGAATCGGATACCGATCGCGCCGATCGTGTTAAGCGCGAGAAGGTAGAGCAGCTTAATCGGATGCTTGAACGTCGCGGAATCACGCCGGTACAGGTGCCGCCGCCTACATCGCCACAGCAACCGGAGGAAGCGCCTGAAGTGGCTGCGGAGCCGGAAGAACGATTTCCCGCGGAAGTGGCAACGCTCGCCACCGTACAGGGACAGTCCACTGATGGAGCGATGGAGGGCAAGGCAGAAGGCGTTGCTGACCGATTGGCAGCGCTGGAAGCACGAGTCGCAGTTCTGGAGCAACGACAAACGGCCTAATCCATAACCAAACCGACAGGGCGCCTCCCCGGGCGCTCTTCGGCACATCAAGCGAAGGAGATGATCGAGATGGCAATCGGACAACTGTACCACCACAGCGGAGGCGTGACGATCATGCAGATGGGGCAGGCGACGCCGGACAATTACCGTCGATCCCGCAAGATGGTCAGGGCGCTGCATGCGCGTACGCAGGACAAGGCCCAGCGCAGCCTGATTGCCGAGATGATCGGCGACTGCGATTACGCGATCGAGTGGATGGAGACCGGCCGCCGGCCCGGCAGCGTCCGCGGTGTCGAGCGGCCTATGCGTATCAGCAGCTGGGACCCGGACTGGATCGATCGGTATGCGTCTCCGAACGCGCGCTACGTGATCGAGCGCGATTCATCTTCCCGGGACTTGACGGCCGATGAGCGCTTCCGCATCGAGGAGGCCATGCGGGACTTGACGGACCGCGAGCGGCAATGTTTCATGCTTCATGTGGTGGACGGAATGTCCTATGAGGACATTGGACGGGAATTGCACCTGGGGAGGAGCACGGTGCAAGTCTACATCGAAAGGTCGCGGGAGAAAATTGAATATGCGAAACTGACGAACCTCTTCCTTGTATAAGGCGGAGGTTCTTTTTTGTTCCCGCTCGGAACAATGTAATGCAAATATGTGCGTTTTTTGTCGTACAAATAGCCATATAGTGAAAGTTTTAACGTTATAACGTTAAGCCTTAAACCGTTGGTATTACAGGGTTTTAGAAAATACGGACTTTAAAACGAGCCCAATCCGATCACGTTATAAAGCCATATCGTGAAATTTTAACGTTAAGAGGGCGATGCCATGGCTAAGCCGCTGAAGATTGAACAATTGGGGTTGCAGAGCATCGTGGCCGCTTGTATGCGGGAAGGAATGAACCCGCAGCAGATTGCCGAAGCCTGCACCCTTGAAGCGAAGAAACCGATCAGCAACATGGCGGTGCGGCGCTACCTGGAGTATACCGAGGGCATCATTCCCGGCATTCCCGCGTCCGACCAGGCGCCGCCGGAGAAAGTGGCACTTGCCGTCAAGGCGGATCGCGAGCGTGTGCAGCGCTTGGTGGACCGCGATATCGACCTGATCGAGCTCCAGTACAAGACGACGTCGACGCTCGCAGCTCGCTTTGACTGGATCGCGGAGCTCCCAGACCTGTTCGAGGCGCGCATGCGGCGCTTGAGTGATTCGTTGCGCGAGGACGGCATCGACACTGCGAAGCTGGATCATTGGGGCATCGGGTTCACCTTGGAGCTGCGGCGTAACATCGGAAACATGGCCGCGCTGAACCGGGAGATCCGAGCGAACAGTCAGTTCATGGCCAGCCTGCGCGAGAAGGCATTCGAATTCTCGCTGATTCAAGAGTACCTGGCCTTGTTCATGGACATCTTCCGGCGCGTCAATATGGAGGCTTACGAGATCGCCGAAGCCGAGATCGCGAGCAATCCGCGCATGCAGCGTATCGTGGAGCAGCAGCAGTCAATGAGGGGGATGGATGAGGGATGAATCATGAAGAGTTCCAAGAACGATGTAAAGAGCCAGTTGACCTCGCTTTCTGTCGCGATGCTCTCTCTAGGCTCGCTAAGGGTGAATTCCAAATGACGATTCCAGCGCGGATTGACGATGATGACATGTTGATTGCACGCGCCTTGAACGAACTGGAGAGGTTGAGAGGAAGCGACCGATGAAGACTCGAACGCCATCGTCGGCGCCGTGATCGCAGGTCTGCTCTCCTTGCCGATTTGGTTGCTGATAGGGGCACTATTCTATTATTGGAGGTGGGGCTTTTGATTCGTCCAATGCTCGGTGTCGTACCGCGTTTTGTATGGGAGGAACGGCGGTTTAGCGATTTGCAGGAAAGCATTAATCGATTTGTATGCGCCGGTAACAGAATCCCGCCAGAATGGGTTGAAGAATACAACGAGCTTTTGAAGCGGATTTTGAAGCAGAGAGGAACGATCGGAGTGGAGGGCGATGCTGCTCGCCAACATCCATAACCGCATCAAAGAGCAGGCCAAGGTCAAGCAGACGGTGCGATGGGTGCGGGAGCCGAAATCGTACATCCAGGAGCGCCTGTTCATCCGTAATAAGACCAAGCAAGTCGTGCCGTTGCTGTTCAATCCGATTCAGGCGCTCTACTGGATGGAGAAGACGAAGCGCGACATCATCCTCAAACCTCGCCAGTTAGGGTTTTCCACCTTAACTGTTGCGAGGTTTTTTGAGTGCGTCATAAACGAGGAGAACGTCACTGCTGCCATAGTAGCTCATGACAGCGATTCGACACAGAAGATATTCCAGATAGTGCAGCTCATGTACGAACGGCTGCCGGAAGCGAAGAAGGAGCAGCTGAACAACGGCAAAAACAAGCCGAAGTACGGCAACCGCAAGGAATTCTTCTTCGCCGGCAACAACTCACGGATCTACGTCGGTACCGCCGGCGCGGACAAGTTCGGTCGCGGGCAGACGATCAACTATCTGCTCTGCTCCGAGGTAGCTTTCTGGCCGAATCCTGAGGAGCTCATGACCGGTCTGCTCGAAGCTGTGCCGATCGACGGTGAGATCGTCATCGAGAGCACTGCAAATGGCGTCGGCAACTACTACCATCAGACGTACGAGGGCGCCAAGAAGGGCGATAATACGTGGACGCCGCACTTCTACGCCTGGTTCCAGCATCCGGATTACCAGCTCCCGCTGAACGAGGGGGAGATGCTGGAATACACAGCTGACGAACGGGAGCTCGTTGAGAAGTACAAGCTGACACCTGAGCAAGTCAAGTGGCGCCGTTGGAAGATCGCGAGCATGCCGTCGTCAGCCGATATGAGCGCCGAGGAACGATTCGCGCAGGAGTACCCGGCGAACGATATGGAAGCCTTCCTCATGACCGGCACTCCGGTATTCGATGCGAAGAAGGTCATGGCTCGCATCGAGCTACTGCAGGAGCGGTACAAGCAGCGGGCCGAGCACGGAGATCCGGTCGTGCGCGGCAACTTCGTGTACACGTACACCGGGCAGATGATTGTCGACAGCAGCATTCGCTTCCTTCCGGATCCGAACGGCATCGTGACCATCTATGTGGCGCCGGAGCCGCGCCGGCCGTACGTCATCGGCGGCGACACAGCGGAGGGTGGCAAGGACTACAGCGCGGGCCAAGTGCTCGATAACATCACCGGCGAGCAGGTGGCGGTCTGGCACGGGCACAGCGACACGGATTTGTACGCGAAGCAGATGTACTGCCTGGGCAAGTATTACAACATTGCGCTGACGGCGATCGAGGTCAACTTCGACCTGCATCCGGTCAAGGAGCTCGACCGTTTGGGCTATCACCGGCAATACTGGCGTGAGCAGTTGGACGACATCAACGAGTCGGAGCAGCCGAAGTACGGCTTTAGGACGACCAAGGTGACGCGGCCGGTCATCATTGCGGAACTGGTCACCGTCGTGCGCGAGTCCATCCAGCTCATCAACGACATCGCCACGCTGCAGGAGATGCTGTCCTTCGTGCGCAACGACAACGGCCGACCGGAGGCGCTGCCGGGCAAGCACGACGACCTGATCATGGCGCTCGCCATTGCGCACCAGGCGCGCGGGCAACAGTCGATGGTGCTCGAGCCGGAGGAATACGAGGATGTCGATTACGAGGTGGCCTTTGGGAGCACCGGATATTAAGGAGGGCGTATGGCAGCAGCAGCGACAAAGAAGAAGCGAACGGCGAGCTGGTATATGACGCGCATTGAAGCCGCGGAGAATTACCGCGACCGCACGTACCGCGACAAGTGGACGCGATACTACAAGATTTACCGCAACATGGTCGACCAGTTGCGGGACGAAAAGGGTAAGCCGATCACGGACCGATCGAACATCAGCATTCCGATGGCCTTTACGATGCTGGAGACGATCCTTCCGCGCCTTGTCGAGACACTGTTTGCGGCGCGGCCGTACATCCGCATGCGCGGCGTGCCGACCAGTGTCATGGACTTTCGGCTGAACAAGATGGTCAAGCCGTGGGAGATCGCGGCCAAGAAGATGGAGACGCTCATCGACTATCAGATGAACGTGCCTATGGACATTCGCGACTTGTTCACGGACGGCTTGAAAATCTGCGGCCTGTACGGCACGACCGTCGCGTATACGGGATGGAAGTACACGGAGCGGACGCGCATCCGCCGGGAACAGCAGCCAGTCATGAGTGACGAGATGGACCCGGAGACGGGGGCGCCGGTTCCGCTCATGGACGACGACGGCATGACGCCGGTCACGGACTGGGTGCAGATCGAGGAGACGGTGCCGGAATATGACGATCCAGAGGTCAAGTTCTTGGACTTGGGCCTGTTTTTTGTGGACCCGAACGCTTCGGACATTGATGACGCGCGATTCGCCGGCCACGTCTGCTACCTGTCAAAGGCAGACATCGACGGCATGACCGAGAACGACGACGATATGAAGGTGGACTGGAAGAAGGTCCCGAAGCTGAGCGCGTCGAACGAGGCACGCAATTACCGCATGACCGCTATCGGCATGCCGAGCGTGGATGACGCGAACATAGATCAGAGCGCGGACGACGACCTCTACGAGGTGCATTTTTACTGGGAGGACGACCGTAGCGTCGTGATCATCAACCGGGCGTACCTCGCCAAGGACGCGGAAAACCCGTTCTGGCACCGCAAGAAGCCGTATGATCGCGCTGTTTACTGTACGGATCCGGGCAACTTCTACGGCATCGGCATCATCGAAATGGTCTATGACCTGCAGATGGAGCTGAATGCCGAGCGCAACCAGCGCATCGATTACCGTTCGTACAGCATGCGGCGCATGTTCAAGGTACGCCGCGGCGCGAACATTCCGAAGCAGCAGCTTCGTTGGAAGCAGGGCGGATATGTCGAGTTGGACAAGATGGACGATCTCGACGTGCTTCCGGCGCCGGACAACAACCTTGGCGGATCGTTTAACGAGGAACAGACCATCAAAAAGGACGCGCAGGACGCGACGGGCGCGCAGGACGTCGTGATGGGCAGCAGCAGAGCGAGCGAAACAGCCACGACGACCATGAGCAAGGACAACAATGCTTCGACGCGCTTTAAGATGGTCATTTCGGCGCTCGAGAAGACGTTGCTCGTCGCGATCACGCGCAAGATGGTTCAGCTCGATCAGCAGTACGTCGACGATATACGTCTTCTGCCGCTGTTTGACAAGGACGAGTCGGAATGGCCGGAGATCAGTCCGGAGGAAATTCAGGGCGAATTCTACCTGACGCCGGCGGGCTCGTCGGTCGAGCCGATCGCGAACAAGGAAGCGTACAAGCAGCGAATGGTCGAGCTGTACGGCATCGCATCGAAGGATCCGTTCTATCAGCAGTTCCCGGACAAGCGCCGGAACCTGTTGGAGAAAGTCTTCGAAAGCTTCGACATTCAAGATACGGAAGATTTGCTTCCGTCGGACGCGCAAGTCGCGGGCGTGATGGAGCAGCAGACGATTCAGCGCTTCATTCAATCGTTGCCGCCGAACGTCGCGCAGGTGTTGTCCGCCTTCATGCCGCCGCCCGGGCAGCCAGCGCCGCCGGGTGGTGTTCCGCCGGACGCCGCCGCCCCGCCGGGAGCGAGCGGCGCGAACACGGCCGCGATGCAGGAACAGGGCATGCAGATGCAGGGCGCGGGGGTGTAAGCGATGGCCGCAGAGCAGGAACGCGCTCAGGCGCTACGCTTCGTGCAGGAAATGGCAGGCTGGCAGCTCATTGAGCAGCACATCCTTGAGCGCGCCGCCGACCACCGCGAGCAGTTGATGACGTGCAAGGACTGGGAATCCGTTTTACAGCACCGCGCCGGGGCCGAAGCCTTGGAGGCGGTGCTTTTATTTATAGATCAAACGATTCGCGATGGTGAAGAGCAGTAAACACGCGGGCCCGGCGAGACTCCGCGCCCGCAACCCACTTCGGTGGATCGGCTCCTTCGGGAGCCTTTTTTATATTCCACGCATTGAGAGGAGCAATACCCAATGAGCATTTTCGGTGATGAGACGATAACCCCGCTGGAGTCCCCGGACGATTCCGGACAAGACGATGCAGCGGCGGCCGGACAGACCGGAAGCGACGATCCCGAATTCGACGATCAGGATGACAATGACGCCGACTTCGACGATGAAGGCGATGACGAACAGCCGGAAGATGGCGACGATGAGCCCCCGCAAAGCGGACAAGGCGATGGCCTGATTCTCGGTAAGTTCAAGACGCAGGACGACCTGGCTAAGGCGTATACGAACCTGCAGCGCGAGTTCACCAAGCAGCGCCAGGGCGGCGGACAGGGCGGGCAACAGCAGGCGCCAACGCAGCAGCAGCCTGCGGGCCAGCATCAGGATCCGAATGCAATCTTCTGGGACTCATTCAAGAGCGACCCGTTCGGCACGATGCTGCAAATGATTCGCTTCACTACGCAAGGTGAAATCGCCCCGATCCTCGAGCAGCGCAACAATGAGACGCTCGGCCGCAACTTCGAAGCCGTCGCGAAGGCCTACCCGGCTGCTCGTACTGAGGAAGGCATGAAGCAGGTGTGGGAAAAGGTGTCGGAGATCGCAAATGAGCTCGGCAACCCGCAGTTAATGCAGCAGCCGACGGAACGTATTCTCCGCATGGCGGCGCAGGAAGCGTTTGGCTCTTCCACCTCCAAAGCATACGAGCAAGGCAAGCGCGCCGGCCGCGAGGACGCCGCGAACACACGCCGCAACAAGCAGGCGGCCAATATGCCGAAAGGCAACAAACAACAAAAGCCGACAGACCTCAGCCCGGCCGAGCAGATGAAGGCCAACATCCTCGCTGCTGGCAAGGGCGGCGGGCTCTTCGGCTAACCATAGGAGATGATTGTTCATGGCAGTAGTTTCTGGCGTTCGCGATACCGCGAATATCACCCAAAATAAAATCGTCGTCGACATGTCCGACACGATCGGCCTTCTGCAACCCAATGCAGAACCGTTCATGAGCTTTATGAAAATCGCGAAACGTAACACGGAAGTCGCGAATAATCCGAAATTCGAATGGATGGAAGACGATCTGCTTCCGCGCTGGGACGCCATCAATGCCGGCGCCGGATATGCTTCCGGTATCACGGCGCTGGTCGTCGACAATGCGAATTACTTTTCGGTGAACGACGTCGTGAAGGTGCCGCGTACCGCCGAAGTAATGCTCGTGACGGCGATCAATACCGGCACGCAGACGCTGACAGTGATTCGCGGATACGGCCTGACGGCGGCCGCGGCGCTCGTGGACAATGATCCGCTCATCATCATCGGCAACGCCAACCAAGAGGGCTCCGGCACTCGAGAACTCAAGTCGACGCAAGAGGTGCCGAAGTTCAACCTCACACAAATCTTCAAAACGCCATTCGGCGTGACAGGTACCGAGAATGCAACAAAGATGTACGGCGGGAAGGACCTGTCCTACCAACAAGCAAAAGCTGGCGTGCAGCACAAGATCGACATCGCGCGGGCTTACATGTACGGCGAACGGAAACTTGATACGACCGGTTCGAAGCCTATGCGCACGACGGGCGGTCTGCTGTCGTTCCTCACGAAGAACAACTACGACGCCGGCGGCCAGCTGACGCAGACGGAGTTCGACAACAACATTTCCGAGGTCGTGTTCAAATACGGCTCGAAGAACAAGATCATGCTCGCATCCGCCCGCCTGCTCTCTGTTATCAACGGCTGGGCGATGAACAAGCTGCAAATCAACCAGGAGGCCAAGAGCTTCGGCCTCGAGATCTTCGAGTACGTCACGCCATTCGGGAAATACAGCATCATGAACTACCAGCACATCTTGGAAGGCGCGGTGTACGGTGGCTATGGCGTCATCCTCGATCCAGCGAACGTTAAGCACCGTCCGCTGGCCGGCCGTGACACAAAACTCGAAACCAACATCCAGGCGAACGATTCGGACTCCCGCGTCGATCAGTACATCACCGAGGCCGGCGTTGAAGTCCGGCTGCCGGATACGCACGCCGTATTGACTGGCGTAGCGAGCTGATGCAGGGCGGCTTCGGCCGCCTTCTGAAAGGGTGGAACAGATGGCAAGGGATCCGCAGCCTGTTGACTTGATGAGCAGAAACATTCAGCTAGGCGTTCAGTTTTATGAGAATGCCTTTGCGATTCGAGACACAAATAACTATCGCCCTAATCTTGACCTGTCAGCGTTCCAAAGATTCCAAATATGGGCGTTCAATTCCATGGATCAAGACGTTTCGGTGACACTCCAAAAGATTGATTTGGGAGCACCTCAAAACATTTATCAATGGAACGGCACAGCATGGGCTGGGGCACAAACAACTGTTCCCAAAGGCAGCATTTACTACCTACTTAATACCGCGTTGCCTTGTTTAGACAGAGCTTTCGAGTCGTTGGCATTGAGACTCTCCGCATCCGTCGCCCCTACTTCGGGTTCAATAACAATAAAAGTCGTGGGGGTGCCGAATTAATGCCGGCCGAAACAGCCGAGGCAGTAGCGTGGGCTCTACAACAGAGCATTGTCGTCGATGGAGATGCGTATCCGGTAAAGAAGGATACTTGCCAGATGCTGGTTGATAAGGTGAGCGAGTATTTTAATGCCAATAACATCGAATACGGATCGTTTAGTTTCGCCGACCTGATGGCAGGCGGTTTCTTGGATTAACGATTTGCACAAAGTACTCTATAAGTAAATCGATAGGAGGATTAACATGGCTAAATTCTCTTCCCGCTGTCCTAACCAGGTGCTCTGTATGGTCCCGGCGAGAAACAGCATCGTGGACGGTATCCTCGTTCCTGTACCGGGACAGAACATCCGGTTCGAGCATGGCGAATACGAGACGAACAGCAAGAAGGAAGTCGACTTCATCCGCGCGCATCGCCTCTTCGGTAACGCGATTATTGAAGTCAAGGGCGGCGAGTCCGCGCCGGCACCGCAGGCAGCGGCGGCCGAATAGTATACCGCACTCATTTACGGGGCAGGGCATTCGATGTCCTGCCCTTTTTACGTTCGGAGGTGACGTAATTTGACGCTTGACGAGATGATCCAGCAGTGTGCGGTGGATATAGACGAGGAGTTGCCCAAGAGCGGCGGCGTGTACGTCGGGGACGAGCTGGTGACGGCCAATAAGATCGTGGCCGGGCTGAATTACGCCTATCAGAAGGCGGCGAGGGATAAGCACTTTCTGACGATGCAGGAGACGATGACGCTGGACGACAAGCGTTCGTTCACCGTTTCGTCGCTCGCGCAGCCCGTGGTCAAAGTCTGGAACGTCTACGACGCCAGCGGTGAGCCAATTGACTGGATCGAGCGCAACCAGGCGACGATCGTCTGCTCGGATTACGATTCGGGCGCAGCGGTGACGGTCGAATATTCGTATCTGCCGCCGCGGCTGCTGATCGCGAACCTGAACGGCTCGCCGCTGATCACGGAGCGGCAGATCGATCATATGATTTTCTGCTATTACGCCGACTTCTACGTGTTGTCGCTCGAGCCGGACAACGAAAGCCGCGAGAAGGCTTCGACATTCCTCGGCCTGTTTAACGATGGGATCGACAGCGCACCGATGGCAATGTCGAGCGAATATACGATTTTCCGCGTAGAGAGGTGATCGAGCGATGAGCATCGCCATCCAACATCCGCCGCGCATGCCAGACCCGCCGGAGCTGCGCTTAGGAGCCGACGCGAACCTGCTCATGTCTGGCGGGGTCAATTATAAGAAGGACCCGACACAAGTGCGCGACAACCAGTCGCCGTACATGGTCAATATGTTCGCGATTGATCGCGGATCCATCCTTAATAAGCGCGACGGGCAGGCCTACGTGTACGCGTCGTCCCTCGGCGGCGGCGGCATCAACGGTGCTTATGAACGGCTGTATCAGGGCGTGAAGGTCTTCGCCTGGGGCACGGCCATTTATACGCAGTCCGGCACGTCGGCGCCGGTCTCCATCATGAGCGGGCTCGCCAATGCGAAGGGGTCATTCTTCGCGTTCGGCGGGCTCCTCTATTATATCAATGGTACGAATTTCGTCGTGATCAGCGACACGCTGACGGCGGCTGCGGTGACGCCATATGTGCCGACGCTTCTGATCTCCACGACGCCGACCGGCAGCGGCACGCCATACGAACAGGCCAACCTGCTGACGCCATCGTTCAAGATAAGCTTCAGCGCGGACGGCGCGGCGACGAAATTCTACTTCCCGTTCACCGGCTTAGACGCGGCTGCTGTTACGGTCATGGTAAACGGTGCGGCGAAGACGGAGGGCACGCATTTCACCGTCAACCGCACGGCGACGCCGTATGCATACGTGGATTTCGCTGCCGGCACGTCGCCGACCGGTATCATCGCGACTGGCGCGCCGAACAACGTCATCGTCACGGCGGCGAAGACGACGGCGGGTAACGAAGCCAAGGTCAAAAATTGCCGCTACGCAATCGATTACGGCGGCGACAACGACACGCGCGTCTTTCTGTGGGGGAATCCGAGCTATCCGAACCGCGCTATTCGCAGCGGGCTGATGGATCCGACATACTGGCCGGAGAATGAATTCTCGGACGTCGGCAGCGCCTCGGAACGGCTCGTCGCCTGCGCGAAGCATTACGACAAGCTCGTTTATCTGAAAGAACGAAGCCTGTATTTCACGACCTACACGAACCCTGTTACGCAGGGCTTCTGGGGCGCGAGTCAGATCGGCGCTTCGTTCCCGCTGTATCCGATCAATAGCGCCGTCGGCTGCGACATGCCGGGAAGCGTGCAGATCATCGACAATAACATCGTGTTTGGGAATTCGGACTTGGGATTGTTCATCCTTCTGTCCACGCAGGTAAAGGACGAGCGAGACGTGCGCCCAATCAGCGGCAACATTAACGGCGCGCCGACGCGTCCGGGCCTGCTCGATCTGAGCGTTTCCGACCTGCAGGCGGCTTCCAGCGTTGACTTTGACGGCCGGTACTGGCTGTGCGTCGGCAATCAGGCTTTCGTGTGGGATTATCGGCTTTCTCCATTCGCAGATACCGGCGATGTGGCGGCGGACGAGGATCGGCTGTCGTGGTTTCCGCAGACCAATATTAAAGCGAGCTGCTGGATTCAAGATGACCGCGCGCTCTATTATGGCGACCGAACAACAGGCAGAGTCGTAACCTTTCAGCCAAATTACAACGACTTCGGGCAGCCGATCCCGGCCGTGTGGCAGACGAAGCGCTTCAGCTTCGGTTTGCCCGATTGGCTTAAGACAATTAAAAAGGCTTGGTTTACATCCAAGGCAGGCGGCTATTCGACCGTTAACATCAAGTACATCACGGAAAAGGGAGAAAAGGCTGACAGCGAGGATGTGAATGTAAATTCGTTTCGTTGGAACACGGCTACCTGGGCGACGTGGACGTGGGCAGTCAATGAGTACCCGCCGCCGGAGCGGATCAAACCGAAAATGAAGAAGGTCGTGTACTTCCAAATTGAGTTCAGCAATGGCAATTTGAATCAGAACTTGTCTTTGATGAGCTTGGTTATTCAATACATGGTTGTGAAAAAGGTGAAGTAGGGGAGGGATTCGATGCCTTTAACATTTACGCCGCCAGACGGTTACCGTAATAAAACGAGTTTTCCAACAACGCCGACAAGTGAAGATGCATTTCGAGATTCAATGCAGAGTTTGCTTGACCAAATGCGAGATTACATCAATAACAATTTGGCGTTAACTGCCGGCCCGACAATGGGGTTAAGTCGCCAAGCGATAATTAATGGCAATTTTAACATTTGGCAAAGGGGTACGAGCTTCACGAGTTTGAACGGATTTTCAGCAGACCGATGGTCGATTCAGTACGATGGAACATTGACGGCAGATGTTACGCGCCGTTCCTTTGCTCCTGGACAGACGGAAGTTCCGAATGAACCGAATTACTGCCTGCGAATTACGGTAACAAATGCAGGCACAGGTACACGAGTAGGTATTTCGCAGCGAATTGAAGACGTCCGAACATTTGCGGGAAAAAAAGTGACGCATACGTTTTGGATCAGATCGAATCGAGCTGGACTCAACGTACGAAGGGACATCTTTATCCAAAACTTCGGGAGTGCCGGAAGTACGCAAGTATCAGTAACGACAGGGCAGGCAGAAACGCTGGCCGCAAATGTATGGACGCCGATCACCATCACCTCTACGATACCAAGTATTGCAGGGAAGACGGTGGGCGATAACAGTTATTTATCCTTTGAAGTCCGCTGCTTAAACCCACAAACGGGTGACGTGATCGACATTGCCCAAGTGTCATTGAACGAAGGGAGTGCAGCACTGCCATTCCAAGCGCGCAATATCGCCGATGAACTGGCGTTGTGCTTGCGGTATTACGAAAAAAGCTATGCGTATGGAACAGTGCCGGGAACCGCAGTCAGTAACGGATGCGTGCAATCCACATCGTTGTCATCGTTCCTGCTTTCGCGAAATGATGTCGGATTTCGGGTTAACAAGCGAGTACAGCCGACAATGACGATCTATAGCACTCAAAATGGGGCGGTGGGATCCTCGACAGAAATCACTTCAAGTGGGACGTTTGTAGCGGATCGAGTTGTAACTACGACGGCAGTAGAATCTTCGTTCTCCGTAGGTGGAGCCGCAGGCAATTTCACGGCGAATAACTTCCAGCGGTTCCATTGGACCGCGGATGCAGAATTGTAAAGGGGGATCGTCATGGCGAACCACTATGAAAGAACCAACGAAGCCGGGGTGATTATCCTCGGCTTTTCTGATGCCTTCGTTCAGCCATTGGAGACCGATACTCTCGTTGCCGAAGACGCGGAACGGCATTATAACCCCGTGCTCACAAACGGGCGAGGGCAATTTCTTTACCGCCGGACGAACGGCCAACGCGTCGAGCGTACGCAGGAAGAGCTTGATGCTGAATGGGCAGCGCGGCCGCCCGATCCACCGACCGCAGAAGAGCGGCTTGCCGCAACCGAACAAGCACTGCTTGCGATCATGGAGGCGATGAGCTGATGTACGATTTCATCTTAACCCAGTGGATCATGCGTAAGATTGATGCCGCCAAAGTCATCAGCTACGCCCCGAAATGGATTACGGTCGAACAGGCGGAAGTGATCGTGGGGACACCGCAAATTGAATCGTAAAACTTTACAAATTGTGCTAGTATGGGGTTATCCTACTACTGAGGTGATTCTATGAAGTGTTCAAAGTGCAACGCAGAATTACTTGCACCGCTAAACACATGCACGAGTTGTCACGAAGTTGAACTTCGTATCAGCGCCCCTTCGAACTTTGCAAAACCTATAGTCAATGCTGTGCTGAACTGGAGTCCGTATGATACAGATAACTCAGCAAACCGTTGGGCCGCGGATGCAGAAATGTAGTAGGAGGAGACTATGAAACGGAAGATAGCTATCATCGCCACGTTTTCAAATTTCGCCAAACGTTCCAGTATACTTCAGAACGAATTGAATAAAATCTAGCAACGGGACGCTCTTAATGGGCGTCTTTTTTGTTGCATTCAGAAGGAGATGCTTATGGCGAGCTTACTTACGAAAGACCCGGTGACGGGGCTGAACAAACTGCAGCAGGCGCAGATCGATGCGCGGAAAGCGACGGGTCAGCCTTTGCCGTCATATGCGACACCAGCACCTGCACCGACTCCTACGCCTGCTCCAACTCCGGCTCCGGTTCCGGCAACTCCAACTGCTCCGAAGCCTGCTTCAACGCCAGCGACCACGTCAAATACATTAACCGCCGAACAGCAGGCGGCCATAATTAACAGTTTGACTTCCGCTTCGTCGAAGGCGATGTTGAATTCTGGTCTTGCAAGCGACCCTGTGACGGGGCTGAATAAGCCTCAGACCACTCAGCAGGCCAACCAAGCGATCGCTGCAGCTGGAGGCACTCCGGCGTATGTGGCGCAGGTTCAGGCAGCTTCTAATAATTATGGCGGGACAGGCAATCCGCTTAATGAAATCTTGTACAGTAAGCAGCAGTACGACGCCGGAAATAAAGCGTGGGCAACACAAAACGCAGCTGGTTACTATGACAAGCTTGATCCAGCCGAAGCAGCGGCAGTCCGGAACATGAGCGCGCAGCAATTGATGAACTACATTAATAGCAAAAACGCGCCAGCGCAGCAGCCGTCGAGCGCCTCTGTCGCCAACCAAACTTCGCCATCAAGTAATATTAATGCACCTACAACACAAGTAGCACCGCCTGCAGCGACGACGCAGAAGCCATCACCAACGCCGACAACTCCAGCAGCTCCAGCAGCTCCAGCAGCTCCAGCCGCGACGCCAGGCTATCAATCCACGTACAACGGTCCTGACATGGCAGCGATGCAGGCACAGCTTAATTCGCAGTACGATCAAGCGCAGGCGGCTCAGCTCCAGAAGCTTCGGGATGCATTAGCGACGGCGATGCAAGGGTACAACGCTCAGGAGACACAGGCGAACCAGTCCGCTTACACAAACCGCAACGCCGCGGACGTAACGAACATGCAAAATTCGCAGGCGCTTCGAGAGATGATGGCGAACATGGGGTTGGGCGGCGACGGCCAGAATCTGACGCTGCAGACGGCACAAGGTGCTTCCCGGTTGGGAGCTATTAACGACATTAACCAGACGCAGGCTAATGCGCTGCAGGACATCTCGCAGAAGCGTTCTCTGCTGCAAAACAACGAGGCGGCGAACGAACTCGCGCTTATTCAGCAGCTCGGTTCCGACAAGGCGGCGGCGCTGCTCGATCTGCTTAAGTACGGCGATCAGCAATCGTTCAACGTCGATCAGGCGAAATACGGCCGTTATCGCGACGACATCAATCAGCAGTTCGCGCAGGATCAGTTCAGCTGGCAACAGCAGACGGATCTCGCCAATCTGCTCGGAACGATTAATGGGCAGCGCACGCTCGCCGGTCAAGCCCAAGACTGGGGGAAACAGGTCGATACGGCAAATCTGCTGGGCTATCTCAATGGTCAGCAGACACTCGCGTCGCAGAACCAAGCGTTTAACCAGCAGATGTCGCTGGCGGATCTGATGGGCACGTATAACGGGCAGCAAACACTTGCCGGCCAGCAACAAGCGCTTGCCAACAAGAATGCCAATTGGGGCGCCTATATGGACATCGTCAATCAAACAGGCAACCTGGGCGCCGGCCCGTCGCAGAATTGGGGCAGTCTGGTTAATAATGCAAACTCCGGCTCCCAGACGATGGCCGGGCAGAACCAGCAGTACAATCAAAATATGCAACAGGAACAATTCAAGTATCAGAAGGCGCGCGACACGATCTCGGATAAGCAATGGCAACAGAAGTTTGATGAGGACGTGCGGCAGTATGGCTTGAATTACGGATTGCAGCAGTTGCAGCTTAATAACGATGAGGCGTATCGCAAGGCGCAGCTAGCGCTCAGCCAGGACGACAACGACCGTCAATGGGCATCGCTTGACGCGCAGCTCAGCGGAACGGCCGATCAGGCGAAGGCGGTTTCTGGAGACGTGGCAGGTAATATCCTTGCCCAGTCACTGCAGAAGGTGGTTGGTACAGATCCGGTGTCGGGCAAACCGGTATACGGCACAATTTCCGATCCTACAGCCCGAGAGAAAGCGTTCATCGACGCATGGAATACCTCCGGCGTTGCTCCGGGGGCAGATACGGTCACGATGCTCTCGAAGGCGGGTTACACTGCCCAGGAAATCGCGAATCTGAAGAGTAAATACCCCGTGGCTTTTAATTCAGGGGGGCCGTCAGGCGGGAACGGTTCCCCCGCGAACGTATCAGTACCGCTTCGTTATCAGGAGATGCTGTCGGCGAGCAATAGCAAATATGGGCTTCCGGATGGCTTGCTGGCAGCCGTTGCAAACAAGGAGAGCAGTTTCAATCCATCAGCAAAGAACAGTAAGAGTGGCGCGGCTGGCATGTTCCAGTTCATGCCGGCGACGGCCAAGGGATACGGCATCGATCCTATGGATCCGCGACAATCGGCGGACGCGGCGGGTAAGATGCTGTCTGGTCTGGCCGCCAAGTACGATGGCGATTATTCCAAGGCGCTGGCCGCGTACAACTGGGGCGGTGGGAACGTCGATAAGGCCATCAAGGTTTATGGCGCGAACTGGTTGAGCCACGCGCCGGCTGAGACGCAGAAATACGTAAGTGAAATCCTCGGATAGAGGTGAAAGACATGGCACAACGACCGGTATTGAAATATCGGGGAGAAGATGATGATCATAAAAAACGGGGACAGGATGCGCGTGAGCGTGTCCTTTCTCGCGTTTACGGGGGAGACGACAGCGGCGGAACGACCGTTCCTTCACGACCCGTATTGAAATACATCGGTCCGCCTGATCCCTTGCCGTCATCCTTCAGCGGCGATCCGCGCACGTCCATGCTCAACGTGCCGAACGCGATTGAGAGCTTTCAGGAGCGGCATACGACGCCTGACTTCATGCAGGCCAAGCCGGATGCCAGACCAGGTAGCTTCGAAGCGATTCAGGACTTTCAGCGGAACGCCCCTGTTCCTGCGCCGGCATCGGCCAAGCAACAGTTCTACGAGCAGGAGGCGGCGGCACGAGACAAGCAGCTTGCGGGCGCGCCTGGCTTCATCCGCAAACCATTGGAATTCATTGGCCATGGGCTGGACGTCGTTCAGGCGAACATCCCCGGGCTTGCTGACTTCCAGCAGGGCGCAGCGAAGACATTGGGCGTGGAGGCGGAAACGGCTCCGTCTACCAGCGGTCTACTCGGTCGAGCGGCGAACATCGCCGGTCAATTCGCCGGCGGCGCGGTTAACCCTGCTGCGCTGGAGCAGAGCGTCGCTACAGGGGCTGATCGTATCGCTACTGGCGCGCTTCAGCGATTTGCGCCGAGTGCGAATCCGTTCGTACAGCGGCTGGCCGGCAACGCCGTCGAGGGCGCAGCACAGAACGTGGCAAATACAGCGGCGACGGGGCGGACCTCTGCTCGAGATTTAGCGGAGGCTGCGGCACTGGGCGGACTGGGCGGCGCGGCGTTCGAGGCGGCGGGGACTGGGCTTGGGCGACTTGGGAAAGTACTTCACACACGATTTAAGCGTGCCGGTATCGACGAGCCTGAACAGAAAGTTCAGGAGATTCTTGCATTACCGCTTGGTCGGGAGGATGCGGCTAAGGCGAGGGGGCAACTCCCCCCAGGAACAGAGCCAATCGTCACTCCCTACACGCCAGAGCCGCTCGGGTTGCCGGCTCCGCGTAATGATGCATCGACCACGGCCCGCGTCACGCGCAAGGCAAATCCGTTCCGAGAGCAATTCGAAGACTTGATCGCCCACGCGCAGCGCTTACAGGATGAAGGCCGATTCACTCCCGGCCGCGAGGATCAGGATCTGGATAATCTTTGGGCATCGATGGCCGGCAGAGATGCCCCGAGCCTAGACGAGCTGATCCAGCTTGCCTACCCAACGGGGAAACCGATTGACCCGGATCTGGTTCGACGTGCTCGAAATTACCAAACTTCCCGCCAGGCGGCCGGCGTTCCGCTGCCGGTCAAGTCCGCGTCGGATCGAATGGCACCGCAAGGCGTGCTTGGAACAGTCGACGCGCCTGTCACAGTGCCGGCCCGGCCGAAGTTGGAGTATAAGGAAGCCGCTCCTCCTACGGAAGCGCTGGCAGAGCCGAATGCGTCAAGTGATGTAGAGGGCCTCGTTCGTCAATATCATGATGCCGAGCGCATCCTGCAGGAGATCGACGCAAAATATTCAGCTAATCCAGCGGCTTCGATGGAACCGAAGGACTATCAGGCAATGGCTGAGGCAATGAGCGCCCGGTCGGAGGCAGCCGAACGCATTCAGAAGATGAACAACGGGCCGGCAGAGCTGCCCGATGGTGTTCAAGGCCGGGCGGCTGCCGGCGTCAGGGAAACGAGCTTCGGGGCGCGCGAATCCGCTGTCACCGCGGCGCCGCCGGAGCCACCATCGGACACACAGGCGCTGTTCGGGCGCAAGTCGCAGTCGAGCGGCGGACAGGCGGCGGGAAATTCTGCGAAGACGATCTCACAGACAGCACTCACGAGTAGCTTCCGCAAAAATCTCGGTTTGACGATCGATACTGGGCGCATGGGTGTGCCGAAGTCTCAGGTCGCCGGCATCTATAAGGTGCATCCCGAGGTTATCCGCACTGGGACTCAAGGCGAATATGAAACGTTATCTCACGAAGCAGGTCATCATTTTACGAAGAAGTTTAGCTTGAAGAGCGATCCTTCGCTAGAGAGCGAGCTCACGCAGATGATGGACACGCAGAACGTCCACGACTACAAGCAATATCCGCAGAATCAATGGTTCGATGAGGGGATTGCGGAGTATTTCCGCACACTTCTCTCCGAGCCTGCACAGGCGCGGCAGCTCGCCCCGAGGTTTTCGGCGTTCCTGGAATCCGAGCTGCCGTCCAAGCTGCAGGCGGGCATTCAAGCCGTTCAGCGGGACGTGAAGACGTGGTTGGAACAGGGCGATTATAACCGCGCGCAGGGAAAGCTTGATTTTGAGAGCGGCGGGAAGAAGAAGAAATTCAACTGGAATCGCTTCTACACGACAATGGTGGATGATCTTCATCCCCTCGCGATGTTTGAGAAAGCATTGACGGGGACAATCGCGCAAGGTAAGAAGTCGATCTACAAGATGGCCCGTCTGAGCCGCGGCGTCGCAGAGAGGGCGAAACTGGCGGTAACAAGTGGCATCTACGATGATAATGGTCGAAAGCTGAGCAATGGTTTGCGAAGCATTGTCCGACCGCTCGAGAAGATCGGCATGAGCGAGAAAGACCTATCGACGTACTTAGCTGTGAAGCATGCGGTAGACTTGCGACGCATGGGGAAGGAGACGCCGTTCACGCCGGACGAGATGGCCGAAGTGCTGAACCGTTGGGACGCCGATCCGACGGTGCAGAAAGTCCATCGACAGATCATGAAGTACAACAACGCGCTGCTGGACATCCTCCAGCAGGCCGGCATCGTCTCGCGGCAGTCCGTTCGGGAGATGCGCCAGAAGTATCCGAACTATGTCCCATTCCTCCGGCATTTCGATGATGATGAGCTGGCGGGCTTTAAGGGAGGAGCGCTTGGAGGGGCGAAGGCATTCGCCAATATCACGACTCCGATTCGCAAAATGAGCGAAGAAGGTTCGGATCGGACAATCATCAATCCGCTGGAGTCGATGATTCAGAACACCTTCCGCGCTATGGATGCAGTGGCTCAGAACAAAGTTGGCCTGAATCTCGCGGAACTGGCGAAGGTGGAAGGCGCGGGCGCATGGGTGGAGGCGGTACCTGGGCAGAAATCGGCGAAGGAACATATCGTCGATGTTTATCAGGACGGCAAGAAGCAGGCATATAAGATTCGAGATCCGGACTTGTATAGCGCCCTCCTGTCACTAGATCGCGAATCGACGAATGCGGTTATCAAATTCCTCGGTGGCGCTGCCGGTATGCTACGCGGCGGGGCGACGCTGACGCCGGAATTCATTGTTCGGAACGCCTTCCGCGACGTGGCGAGCGCGATCATCAACAGCTCGAAGTACGGGTTTAACCCGATCGACTTCTTCAAAGGCCTGTTTCATGTTGTGGGTAAGTCGGACGTGTTCGACAAGTTCATGAGCTCCGGCGGCGCCATGTCCACCATGATGGCGCTCGACCGCGATGCGAACCGCGAAGCAATGGAAATGGTGTTCCGACGGAGTATGAAAGACAAGGCCATGAACGTCGTTACGAGTCCAGCCGAGCTGGCGAAGTGGTTGTCGTTGTATCGGCCAGCGCAGAAAACGATCGGTATGTTGAGGCATGGTGCGGAAATTTCGGAGCTCAGTACAAAAGTAGGGAAAGCAAATCGTGTGTTCAAAAAAACTGGAGACTGGGATGAAGCGGCCTATCAAGCTCGAGACCTGATGGACTTCAACCGAGCAGGTAGCTCAATCCGACAAGCTAACCGCGCAGTCGCCTTCTTGAATGCATCCATCCAAGGCACGGACAAGATGGTTCGCTCGTTCAAGGAAAATCCGGCCTCGTTCATGACACGCGCATTTACGACGATGGTTCTGCCGGCCGCGGCGGCGTACTTCTGGAACCGGTATCGTTTGTCTGATGAAGAGCGAGAAACGTACAAGAACATCCCTCAGTACCAGAAGGACAACTTTCTCATCCTCGGCATCCCAGGCACGGGAAGATTCGTCCGGATCCCGAAGCCGTTCGAGACGGGCATGCTGTTCGCAACGTCGACGGAGCGCATGTTGGACTGGCTGCATGACAACGACAAGCAGGCCTTCGACGATTATGGGCGGGCGACATTGCAATCGTTCACGCCGCCAATGATGTTCACCGCGCTTGCGCCGCTGCTGGAAGGCATCACAAACTATTCATTCTTCCGCGACGCGCCGATCGTGCCGCAGGGTGAGCAACGGTTCGAGAAGAAGGACCAGTACGGCGTCTATACGAGCGAAGTAGCGAAGGATATCGGCAAGTTCCTGGACACGATCGGCGTGGGCAATTCAAACTTCGCGAGCCCGCGAGTCATTGATAACACGATTCAGGGGTACACGGCCGGGCTCGGTGGTTACGGCGTCGACCTAGCGGACGCGGGAATTAAGGCGGCCACGGGGCGGAAGACGACGCCGCTGCCGGCAAAAGAATGGAGCGAGCAGCCGGTGTTGCGCTCTTTCTTCGCCAGTACGGCGGGCGGAGGCCAAGTGCGGGACGACTTCTATGACAAATGGGAGAAGCTCAGCAAGAAGAAGGAGTCGGCCGAATTCAACGAACAGCCATTCAAAGATCAGAAGGAATTCTATCAAATGAAACCCTATCAGAAGGAGATTGCGGCTTTGCAGAAGCGGTACAAGGCCATTCTGCAAGATAAAAAGCTGAAATCGGACGCCAAACGCTCGCAGTTGGATGCGCTCGATGCTAGAATGAATGCAGCAGCGAAAAAAGCGCTTGGAAGGTAGGCGGAGAATGAGCCAACGAGCAGGCACCGTCCTCATTGTCATTATTATCATCCTGTTGAACCTATACTTCATGAGCAGCGGCCACGGCGGCCGCGGGCAAGACTACTACGAAACGCAAACGGATGCCGATTACATGAATGAGTCCCCATGACGGGGGCTCATTTTCCTTTTTTCGGAAGGAGCCGAACATGCTGGAAATGGACGAAAGCGAATATTCCGAGTCAGATTTCTCCGACGACATGCTCCGGCAGATCGCCGGCGTATGCGGGCCCCGGACGGCACAGGCGTTGCTGCTTCCGGGGCCCGTTCCTGTATCCGGGGCGCCGGCGGCGCGGCCGGGGGTGAAGCGCAGATGTACGACTTGGTTCTTGAAATGGCGCACGCGGTCTGGAAGAACGGGCTCTCGTTAAGCGCGCTTGGAACGGCGGTGTACGTGCTGCTCAAACAGCGGAAGGTGAAGCGTGCGCTGCGGCGCCTGCTGCCCTGGCTGCTGGAAGACGACAGCGACATCAAGCCATACATCGCGAATCAACTCATCATCATGGAAAATCAGCGGCGCGCCTTGGCCGCGTTAGGGGTGGAAGCGGTATGCCCGCAAAATGCAGTTACCTCGCCGACATCGAGCGGCTTTCTGCGCGCTCTCAGAACGTTCTTTACTTATTCTTGGCTGGGACGATCGCCTGCCCGCGATGCAGCCGGCCGAAACAGCCAGTCTATCACGCACTCAACTATATCGAATCGGAGGAAAAAACAGATGAAGAAATGGCTTAAAGCGGACTCATTGACGGTAATTGGCGGCGCGCTGGCTGCGGCGGTGTCGCGGTATTTCGGGGTGGAGATCGACCCAGCCAACATTTTGGCGGCGGCGATCCTGCTGCTCGGGTATTTCAAGGCGCATGAATACGTGACGGTCGTGCGTGGCGCGAACGGCCTGCCGACGGGCTTCAGCGTCAACAGCCGGAAATTCATTTTCACGGCCATCGCGTTCGGCCTGATCGTCGCCGACGAGCTGCTGAAGCTCAACCTCAGCAATGAGCTGATCATAACGATCACGGCGGCGGTGACGGGATACAACTACACGGAAGGCACGAAGGACGCCAAGCAAGCGGAGCAGGAGGGCGCGGACGCCCGGCAGACGCACTAGGGGGAATCGACATGATCAACATGACATGGCTGGGCGACAAAGTGCCCAATTACGGCAGCCGGGTACGGAACGGGAAGACATATACGCCGATCGTTATCGTCAATCATATCTCGGCTGGCACGCTCAGTAGCATGGACAACTGGTTCCGCAACCCGGCCGCTGAGGCGTCTTCACATTTCGGCATTGGTCGCGACGGGACAATCCATCAGTACGTACGCTTGGAGAATGCGGCTTGGACGCAGGGCCTGACGGCGGATGCTATTCCTCGTGCGACGGCGCCAATCATCCGGCAGATGGGCGTCAATCCGAATTTGTATTGTATTTCGAAGGAGCATGAAGGATATGGTAGTAATGGTGGAGATGGAACATTAACAGAACCACAATTCTGGGCGAGCGTTTGGTTGGATAAATATATACAAAGTGAAGTCGAAAGAAATTGGAGATATCGTATCATCTTTGGGCCGCAAACTGTCATAGGACACTTCCAGGTTGACCCGATTCGTAAGCCGTTCTGCCCGGGGCCGGCTTTCCCATGGGCGCGCACGTATAGCGAGCTTGCGATAGCGGAGAACATGGACCTGGACCATTACGAAGAGCGCGTGCATTATATGATGGATGATGCGAGCAAATACGCTGAAGCCTTCGCGGTGGTCGAGCGAATCAAGGACCTGGGAGGCAAGCTGACGGATCTGAAATGGGGTGCGTCCGCGGAGATGAAGCTGCTGTGGCTCGCGCCGCTGCTGCCGTCGATCAATTACCAGGGCGACGTGACCGCCGCCGGAATCGCGGAACGCGTCCTCGAGTTGGGGGATACCGCAATGGGCGCCGGCACGTGGCAGATGGAGGCTGTACGGAAGCTGCTGCTGTTATTCCCGCTGATGAGAGAAAAAGGCCTGCTCTGA